GACGCCGTGCTCCTGACTCACCCGCACATTGATCACTGCGCCGGCCTTCCCACGCTCATCCGCCGCTGGCGCCGGGGCGGCCGCCTCGTGCCGGTCTACTGCTCTTACTCGACCTGGATGGATATGGGCAACGTGATCCCGGTCCACCACTGGTTCCGCGAGATCAACCAGTCGAGCCGCTGGGAAGTGGGCAAGATCCAGTGCGAGAGTTTCGCCGTCGAGCACGATACCGGCGAACCGCTCGGCTTTGCCGTGCAAGTGGGCAAGGTGCGGGCTGCGTTCGCTCTGGACTTGGGTGTGCTGGGCGGCGACCTCGCCGATTACATCGCCGACTCGGACTTGGTTTTGCTGGAGGCCAACCATGACCCGGATATGCTCCGCGCGGGCCCGTATGCCTACAAATTGAAGGAACGTATTTTGAAGACGCACCTATCGAACGAAGCCGCCTGTGCGTGGATCTCGGAGCACATGACGCACCGCACCCAGTACCTGCTGCTCGGGCACCTGTCGCTGTCAACGAACGACCCGGAGCTCGTGCGCCTCATGGCCCGGCGCGAACTGGACCGCCTGAAGCTCGGGGCCATGCTCGAAGTGATCGAGCCCGGCGCGGCCTCGGGCCCGTGGGTGCTTACTTCCCCGTGCCCGTCACGGTGAAGATGATGATGAAGCTCACGATCCAGTAGAGCGCCATCATCGTCCAGATGAACAGCTTCTTCGCCGTCTCCGGCTTCACCGGTCGCACTCGCAGTTTTGCAGGCTGCGCCCGCACACCGCGCAACCCCAATCGGACGTCCAGGGCAAACTGGGAGGCGGGTCGCCCCGGACCATGTCATCCGCCTGTGAATCCGCCGCCTGTGGAAGAGGCCGGGGCTGGCAGCGTTCGCAGCCGCAGTCCCGCGGATGAGCCACTTCCTCCTCGGACGGGACCGCCGCGGCTTGGCGCTTTCTCTCGGCGGCACGCTGGCGCTGGGCCGGTGTCGATGGCATGGCTTAACTCCTCTCCTGATCGAAAACCAGAATTCGCTCTCCCAACCACTGCGCGATCTGCGGGACCACCGCGTTGCCCAACCGGCCCAGCCGCTTCGAGCGCTCGCTCATAGCTCGCTCCATGTCGGAGGGAAGCCCATCAGCCACTCGACGAATCTTGGGGAGAGCCGGTGCGAGATCTGGCCGCTCGGCGAGGATTCGCTCCCATCTGGGATCGTTGGGGCCGGGAGCGAATGCTCCACAAAATTCTGGAGCTGTTCGCCCTTGGTGCGCCCTCCCCGCTCCTGGTAGGTGCGCTTGTTCGGCGTCCGGTAGTCCCGTGCCGCAGGGCTCGGGAAGTACCGCGCTTGCTGGTCGAGGCCCATCTCCTCCTTCCGCTCTCCCCCGCGCGAACGGAAGCTGTCGGTCCCCGGCGTCTGCCAGTTCGAGATCGTGTCCGTCAGCGACACGCCCGGATGCGCGATCCCCGTCGTCGTCGTCCCGCGCGCCGCCGATTCCGAATCCGTCGACACTGCGGTAGGCCACAATGAAGACTCGCTTGCGGAGGTGAGCGGCTCCGAAGTCAGAAGCTCGGAGACTGATCCAAGATCCCACATACCCGCGTTCGGCCAGACCTCCAACCACTCGGGAAAGTGCTCCTGGAACAAGGATGCCTGACACGTTCTCAATAAGAACGTACCTGGGTCGAAGTACCCCAACAAGGCGGGCGAATTCAAACCAAAGGCTCGAGCGAGGGCCCTCGAGGCCCGCCTTGCGTCCCGCCTGTGAGAGGTCTTGGCAGGGGAATCCGCCGCACATGAGATCGACTGGTCTAAGCTCCCCGCCTGTGATCCTTCGAACATCGTCATACCGATTCACTCCCGGCCAGTGCCGCGCCAGCACGCGGCGGCAGTACTCGTCCTTTTCGATTTGCCACTGACAGATCATACCCGCCCGGTCGAGGCCAAGGTCGAGCCCCCCGATCCCGCTGAACACGCTGCCGTAGGTGATCAAGTTCGCCGCCTGTCCGGCCGGTTCGGGCAATTCGCCCAGTGCGGCCGGAGCGTGCCGCCGTACACCAGTTCGCCGCAGCCCCACCAGCACGGCACGCTCAATCCCAGTTTGCCCGGCCCGGCGTTGGTAGGATCGCCGGGCTTGCGGCCCCGCTTCTTGGCCGGCGGAAGGGGGGCCGTAGCCCCCCGCTTCATACCGCCACCTCCGCTTCCTTCTCGCAAATGGGGCAGGATTCCCGCCCGTGTTCATCGCCGCACTCGCCGCGATCATGGATCACCTGCGGGCACGGGTCTTTCGAGCAGTCGAGGCTCACGCGCCCGCAAGCCTCGCACAGATCCTCGGCATCGTAATCGTCGCCGCCCACTTCGTAGTACTGCTCAGGATCGGAGCCCACCACCACCAGCGACAGACCGCCCTCGTCGATGGCAATCATCCCGTCGCCGCCGTCTTCATGCCAGACGTTCGCCAACCAGTCCTTCAACTCTCGAATCGTCACCATCACTTCACCTCTTCCTTGTTCAACACAAAAGCGCGAATCCCCCGCAGCCGCTCCGCATCCCACCACATCTCCTCCGGCGTCACTTTCCTCGCGATGCCCGCCGCCACCAGATCGCGCATCGCCTCGGACACCTCGTCATGATCGAAGTCGTTCACCGTGCCGCTGAAGCCGCAGTTGCAGCAGGTAGCCGCTGCGTCGTCATCCCAATTGTGGGAACCATCCATCGACTCATCCGCGTCCGTCTGGACGTTATCCAGACTGTTCTCGGTGATCCGCACCCAGATGGTTGCCGACACGTCGATGTACTCGGTCTTCTTGCACTGCGGGCACCAGAAGCGAAAGCCGACCGGGTCCGGTAGACCCGCCTGTGCGGCGACCGGAGCAGCCGCCTGTTCTTGTGGCTCCGGCGACGGCGCCCCCGCGGCGGCCTGGCGTTCGCCTGGCGCGTTGTCCTCGAAGTTGACCGGCTCGATCTCCCACCACAGCTCCGTCTCGTCCCGCTCGGCCCGCTGGCCCGCCGCCATCTCGGCGAGGTTCGCCGCCCGGTGAACCTTCACGGCCTCTTCGGCAGCTTCAAAGCTGGCGTAGGCCCCCAGGACGCACACCGGATACTGGCTCTCCGGTTCATGCTCCTCAACGATCCAAATGTTTCGGTCTATCATGTCTGCCTTTCACCTCTGGGAAAATATCCCACCGGAGCGGGCCACCTGTGCGGCCCGCCCTATGGAGTGCTTTCCTAGTGCCGCTTGTAGAGCTTCGGGTTCCGGCGCTCCTCGCGCCGCAGCGCCGCCGCCCCCGCGTTGCACAACTGGCATTCGAGCCGCTTACGCAGGCGGCTCCGTCGCATCTTCACGATGAGGTAGCCGAAGCCACGGTCATGGTGCGGCAGGCCCTCCACCGCACCGCAGCACGCGCAACGCCGCAGTTCCTTCGCCGGTTCAAAGATGCGCTCAATCGTGTCGCGGGCCGGGTCGCCGTCCTCCAGCCCCATGATGAAAACGCCGCTGTCGCTCACTTCTTCACCTCCAGTTGGAGGTACTCGATCAGGCTGTCAAGGTCCGACACCGTGTCGAGAATATCGTCCTCGATCTCGACGCTGTCGCCGCAGAGCGCGGCCAGTCCTACCTCCAGCGCCCGCACCGCATCCCAGTAGTCATGCTGCGCCTCCTGGGCCGTCTCCAGGAGCTTGACGGCCTTCTCCCGGCGCGCTTCCAGGCTCGGCGGCTCCGGTGTCATCGCGCCAATCGCCGTGAAGGTTTCGCCATACATCCTCATGAACTTTTCGAGGCTGTTGAAGCAGTCATCCTCGGCGTCCGAATCGCCGATCTGCACCAGCGGCCCGGCGTCAGAGTCCAACTCCCGCAGGTACACCGGCCAGTTGTAGCCTTCCGTATGGACCTTGCCGATCACGATCTTGATATCCATCACTTCACCTCTTCTTCCTTGTCATCGAACTTCGCTGCCGCATATTCAAACCGCGCCCCGTAAGGCGTGGGCTTCGACTGGGCCCGCAGGCGCGCGGCTTCCGCCGCCGCCTGTTCGAGCGTGTCGTACAACTCAGGGCCGTTCTCCAGGCTCTTGAGCCAACCGGCGCGCGTGCCGGTGATGCCACCCGATACGCGCGCCCAAATCCCGTACATCACTTCACCTCCTGCTTTTCGAATCGGATCTTGAAGACGGCGCTCGCCATCTCGCCGTCGCCGTAGTTCTCGCCGTCGCCGATACTTATCGAGCCCAGGACTTCGAGGTCGCCGTAGGCGAGTTCGACGGTGTCCATGTCATAGCGGAGGTTGTATTCCGCCGCCTGCTGCATGGCAAGGTACGTCGCCGGGCTCCAACCGCCGCACACGCTCTCGTCTTCGTAGATCTCCACCGCCAGATGCGTGTCGTCCGGGTCGCCCTCGTAAGGACGCCAGGAAAGAATCGCCATCACCGCCGCCATCACTTCACCTCTGCTTTCTTCTCCGCGATCCGCGCGAAGTGCCCCCTCGGCACAAAGCGCACCTTGCCGCCCAGTTCGCACAAGTACTCATCGAACGACTTGTCGAGTTCGTACTTGCCGCCGTTCTCATCATCGACCGCCAGATTGAAGGCTTCCTCGTCCTCGCACAGTTCCCAAAGGAGCCGCATCGCCAAAGTGAACTTCTCTTCCATCTCTTCGCGGGTCATCTTCGGACGCCCGGTGGTTCGCCACTTGCGAAGCGCCTTCATGCGATTTCCTCGAAGTTGAGCCGCCAGATCTTCCCGTCCGGCGTATGGAAGTCATGGCCGTCGCGGAGAATGATCGTATCGATCACGATCATGTCGCCGCGCTCGGAACCCATGTCTTCGGCATCCGGGTCGTAGCGCAACTCCTGCTCTTCGGCGATGCGTTGCTCCACCGCATCCCCGTCATCGCCCTCCTGGACGTCATGGACGTCGAGCGTCATCACGTCATCGTCAGCGCCGTAGGCGCGCCATTGGACGATTGTCATCGTCACCATTACGCCTTGTCCCCTTCCCAAGCATTCAGAACGCGCGGGGGCCAGACGCCCGCGTAGTGGGCCTTCGCCGCCGTCACCAGCGCCTTGACAACGCCGTCCGTAAACACTTCGCCGTGCTGGTAGTCGATGGCTTTCTGCGTGACCCGCTGCGCCGGTTTCGATGAAACCAGGACCGCGTAGTCCTTAACGAACGTGTGCGACCGGAAGAGCTTGTCCGGGCTCAACCAGCCCACGGTGGCGGATGAGCGGATGCCGCCGTGCATCCCCTTGTCGGTCGTCAGAGTGAGGATGGCCTTTTCCTCGCCCCGGCCTTCATTGCGCGTGATCTCCAGATCGATCTCGCGCCTTGCTTCTTTTGCCATTATCTTCACCTCAACCTTTCTTTCAGACTTCGTATCCGGGTTTGAACTTCAACATGCGGTGCGCCTGGATGAGCGCGGCGATCTTGTCCCGGTCGAAGATCACCCGGCCCACCCGCTGCTCAATGAAGTTGTGCGTGCGGCCATCGCCCTTGATCAGCCGCAGGAGCGCGTCCGGTTCGCTCAGGATCTTGTGAACGACGTAGCGCTTGCCGAATTCGCTCTTGTCCAGATGAACCGTAAGGCTCACCGCAGGCCCGCTCGACCATTCCGCCACCAGCCCCGTGCCTTTCACCGCGCCCACTTCCTGCGCGATGAACTGCGCCATCAGCTTCGCTTCCTTGGTGGTCATAGCGACACCGCCCGGAGCCGCGCGGCCAGCTTGTCGTAGCACTCCTGGCCCGCGCGGTCCTCGCAGGCCGCGATGAGCAACTCGATATCGGCCTCGCCCAACGTGATCGTCTTCCTGACCGGCGACCGGCGCGGCACCGGGTGCTCATGCATCTGATAGCCGCTCCTGATCCAGTCGTCGAGCCGCTTCTGCACTTCCTCCCAGTACGCCGCGTGGGTTTCGTTATCCGCACCGCCGTCGCGCCACGCCCACTCTTCGAAGGCACCGCCGTACTCGTTGCCGTCGACAAAGCAATGCACGTCTGCGAAGCACGTTATGTCGTCCTGGGGCAGCGTGCCGTCCTGCAAGTCTTCCCAGATCTCGCTGGCCGCGCGGGCCACCGTGAAGTCAATCGAAGGCGCGGCCAGGAAGGCTTTCACCGCTTCCGGGTCATCCGATTTGAAGTAAGCGCCACTCAGCGGCACCGGGTCGCCGTCGATCTCGACGCTCAATATGTAGCGGTGCTCGCACGGCCACTCGCGGTGCTCTGCTTTCTCTTCGGCCACCCACAGATTCACACCCGGCGAGCGCGTCATCATCATGCGTGCCGCCGCATCGTTGTGCCATGCGTTGTCCTCAAACCCGGCGTCGAGCGCCCACTGCGGAATCTCCATCATCTCGAAGGACTGGTCCTCGCCATGCGGCCAGACCGGATAGTCATGGAACTTTGCCATTGCCTTTCACCTCACGTCTTTCTTCTCACCGGCCCCTTGCCACGGGAGCCTTACCAATGAGTGTGTCACTGACATTGGGCCAGTGCAACCTTTTTTTGCGCGAGCCCGGCCCGGTCACCCGCCTGTCAGCCGCCTGTCACCCGCCTGTAGTTCGAAGCCCCATCTCGAGCCCCGCGGCGTCGACCTGGCGCTCGACCTGGCGCTTCGCGCCGGCCCCCGCAAAATCGGCCGGCGGAAGGGCGCGCGGCTCGGCCCGGCCCCGCCGCGCCCGCCGTATAGCGCGCCAGCTTGGAGCTACGGCCTCGCCAGAGCTCTCCGGGCACCGGAGCCCGGCCACCGGGCCCCCGCCGATCCCCCGGCACCGGCCAGCGCCTTCCAGGCACAAAAAAAGGGGAGCCCGAAGGCTCCCCGATCCCCGGCCCGCGATCCTACCGCCGCCGGTCACCAACGAACATGGGCTCAGGCGGTATCCACCCAAGCTCGGTCAACCGCACCTCCAGGACCGCGCACTCGGCATCCGTCGCGCACAACTCCTGGGCCCATGCCGCGCGCTCTCCCCGGTCCGTACACGGCCCGCTGGCCGTCGACGCCACCCACAGGGCCCCGGCCACCGCCGCGACCGCCGCAGCGAGCACCAGCGCCTCGCGCCACCGCCGCCGCATCTTAGTACTCCTCCGCGAGCATGATCGTCAGCACGCGCACCGTCGAGGCCGTCGACGCCGGGTTCTCACTGAGGTACGGAAGGAGCGCGTGCAGGTCAGGCCCGGTGCGGGCCCCCCGCGCGTAGTAGTCGATCTTCCAAAACACCTTGCCCGCACCGGCCTGATCGAAGGCCCCGAAGTCATGCTCACCGTGCGGATCGTTGCCTTCCTTGAAGTCATCGAACAACTCGACCCGCTCCCGGATGCGCGACTGCACCATATCGGGCAACGCCCGGATGCCCGGCGTCACCACCAGCTTGCAGCCGACACCCAAGGCCCGGCGCGCCTCATCGTTGAGCTTGGCGATTGCCGCCGCGTTCGCCGCCATCACGCCACCTCCATGATCAGCAGTTCTTCGGCCCCATACACCTTGCGGGCTCCGCAGACCTCGCACTTGCCGCACCGCATGTCCGGCTCGACTCCGTAAGCCTCTTCGCCGCACGCGCGGCAGAAGCCTACGTATTCATCCGACCGCATGGCATCCATCAAACGGTCCTGACCGATCAAAACAGGCGTAAATTTCGCCTTCATCCTTTCACCTCGACTTTGGGAAGAATCCCACCGGAGCCCGCGCGCTGGCCGGTCGACCGCGCGCTGGCCCTAGTGATTCTCAGCCAATCTCCGTATGCAGCGAGCCGTTGAATTCGTGCCATAGCTCGCACAGTTGCATGTGGGCCTCGACCGCTTCGATGAAACGCGCGGGCGTCTCGCACTTGCCGTGATGGCGTTGCCACTCGGAGAACGCATCGCGCCAGTCGTCGATCACCTCCGCATGCGTCTCGCCATCGCACCCGTGTTCCGCCGCATCGTTGCAGCGCGCGGCCCGCTCCGGTTCATTGATCCAGTCAGAGTTGCGCTCGGCCTGCAACGCCTGGACTTCCTCTGACCGGATGAGCCACTCGTAGAAGCGCTCGATCCGGGCCCGCGAAGACGGCGACAGGCGCGCCAGCGTGGCTTCGGAGTCGACCACCGCCGCCGCGTTGCACCGGGCCCGCCAGAGGCAGTCCACGGCCCGCTCGCCACGCGCCCGGTAAGCGCGATACCAGTTGAGAGTGGTACGTGGCACGCTCACCGGCCACCGCCTTTCTTCGCCTTGCGCGCGGCAAGCCGATCCGCCGCTTCGGCCCGCGCCAGGAGCTTCGATGCCAAATCGTAGATGGCGTCATACGTCACCGCGAGCCGCCGCCGCGTGCCCTTCCGGCGCAACTCGATATGGCGCGGGTGCAGTTCGATCAGAAGGGCGCGTGAGCGCCCTCCGTCCCGAATGCCAACCGCCGTCTCGCGCATGAGCGGCTTGTCGATCCGCGTCATGCGGGCACCTCCGTCCAGGAAAGCTCCATCTGCCGGTCATCCGCCACCGGCCCCGGCCCCTGGAGCACCGGCACCGCCGCCATCGCCGCCAGCGTGGCCCGCGCATCTTCCAGGGCCTCATGGGTCAACTCTTCTTCCACGTCCCTGATATGGTCCGGGTGAGAGTCCGACTCGATCCCGCCCAAGTAGGCGCGCCCGATCACCGTGCCGAAGGCCCAACGGGTGTCGGTGTCGATCGAGATCCTGACCGCGCAATCGAGCATCTGCCAGTCGCCGCGCCGGAAGGCCGCGAGCCGCTCGCGGTCCTGGGCCTCGTACCGCTCGATCTCGGCCCGCTCGCAACCGGAATAGTCCATGCCGCACAGGTAGCTCACGTCCGGTTGCGGGTCGCCCAACCACTCGACTTCGTACCGGAGCCCGCCGCGCTCAAACGTCTTATTGGATGGCATCGCGCTAGCCCTCCAACTCTTCGCGGAGCTTCGCCGCCGCCGTCACATAGCCCTCAAACGCCGCCGCCAGACGCGGCGACGGCTCGCCCTTCATCATCATCAGCGCATCCTTGCGCCACTGCTCTGACGCGATCTGCAACGCGGTCCAGATGAGCGTTTGCTCCTGGACCTCGAAAGCCTCGAAACGATTCTGTTCCATGTTCACCTTTCTGTCTGTCATCCCGCGATACAACCCGGCCTCGCGCCCGCTCCGTCTGCGACCGGAGCGATGCGACTCCGAATCAGCGATTGCCCGCGAAGTCCTCGACACGCGGGCCGGGGCACGTATTCGAGCCGGTGTCATGCCCGGTCGAGCCGCAGTCGGCGCACTCTTCATAGCCGCCGTCATCCGGCCACGGCGCATCAGGATCGACCACTTCAACGCCCTCCAGGTATGAGCCCGGCGAACAGATCACGCCGAAGCAATACCGTTCTTCGTTGCACTCCATGTAGTCGCCGATCATGTCGTCGTCGTCAAGCTGGCGGTCGCCGCCGCAGTCGATCACGTAGCGGAGCAACTCGGCCTCAGCCTGCTCCTTCGTTTCATGCAACGTCACGCGGGCGTCCCGGCCCGCCCACGCGCGGCCACCATCAATCGTCAGAGCGTAATGCACTCTCACCGTGTCACCTCCTGCAAAAACGCTTCCTCGTACCCTTCAATCGCAAACGAGTCGCCGAAGTGCCCGCCGCTGGCGATGCAATGCTCCATCGCATCCGCATCGCGCACCGTGATCGTCAGGTAGCCTTCCTCCCACGCCATGCCGGTCACCGTGCCGGTCACCACCGATTCATTGACGCCGTGGAACGTCACCGCATCGCCCAACTCGACCCGCTTCATCAGGACACCTCCCCGCACTGCCAGCACGCGCCCGCCGCTTCAATCTGCCCCCGGCAGACCGGGCACTCAAACGCCGCCGCCGTCATCGCCCGCGCCACCGGCCCGCGCCTGACGCTCGCCATCTCGACCCACTGGCGACCGTCACCGGCCACCGGCTCAACCAGGAAACGGTTCCGGCCCCATGAACACTTCACGTCGCGCACCGTGCAATCCACCCACAGTTCCCCGGCCCGCATCTGGATCGTCTCGCCCACGGCGACAATCATCTCGACCGCCGTCGCGCGCGTCACCGGCCTACCTCCACCCACTCGCCTTCGGCCCACTCGATCAGCGCCTTGCCCAACGCCGCCGCGTCGTCATACACGCCCAGGATGCGCTGGCCGCTCAGGACCGCCGGTTTGCGCTCATTGTCGCCGTACACCTTCGCGCTGGCCCCCAACCGCGACACGTACACCGTGATCGGATACATCCGCTCAGGCCGGGCAAGCTCCGTCGCTTCGCGCTTCAACTCCAGTACGCTCCCCTTGGTAAACGAGAGCCACTGGCCGCGCTCATCACGCCGTTGCGTGTAGAGCATCACCTCGCCCTCGTCATTCACATACGAGTCCCGCAACGATACGCGGAACACGTCACGCGGAAAAGCCCGCAACCCAAACGTCGCCGGGAATTCACCCGCCGCCGCCGCTATCATCCCGTCGCGCTCACCGCGACTCATCAAACTCCAATGCATCTCTTCACCTCGTTCATCTCGCTACGATCCTCAGATCCGCGCCAGGAGCCCACTGGCCGGTGCCGGTGAGCCCTGACTCGACCCGCTAAATCAGCGGATGCAAGCGCGACTGGGGCCACTTGCGCGCAGCCGCCTCATACAACTCACGCGAGCCCGGCTCCGGTTCCAGGTAGCAGCGCAACGCCTCGACACCGGCCCGGTAGCCCTCGCGCATCAACGCGCTCTGGATCTGCTCGTCGCCGTTCTCCGCTTTGAACCAGTAGTACGATCCGGCCTCGACCACCGCCTTCCGCAACTCGGTCACCGACATGGGCTCGGCCCGCTTCGTTCTTCGCGCCATCACTTCACCTCCTCTTGTATCGACTTCCAAATCTTGCAGTAGAACTTCCGGTAGAAGCTCGACCATCCCTGACACCCGGTCGAGTTGCCAAACTCGTTCTCGATCCAGGAACCCTTGTTCGCCTTGTAGCCGCGCGCGTTGCCCCACGCCTTCGCCATCACGTTGCGCCAGTCGCCATGCAACAGAGCCTCGCGCTGCTTCGCCGCCGCGTTCCAGACCGCCACCGGCTTCGCCACCGGCAACCACGGCTCGTCATCCGCATGAGCCGCGCTCAGATCCCACGTCACCGTCACCGGCCCGCTGGCGACCGGCCCGCGTGGCGCACTCCAAACCTCATACGCCGTCTTCACTACTTCACCTCCAATGCTTCATCGATCCGGCCCACTACCCCAACCGCCAGCGCCCGCAAATCCTCCAACTCGCCAACAAACAAATCGTCCGTCAACGTGCCATCGAACACGGCCTGCACCTCTTTGAGCAGATCCTGCATCTTGATCAGCCGGTCAATCGCGCTCATCGTCTCCGTCGCCATCTACTTCTTCACCTCCGCTTTCACTTCCGCCTTCTCAGCCCACGCGCCGTTACCGGCCTGCTTCGCCGTCGACGCCTTCCCGGCCTTCCAGCAACGCTTGCACTCCGTCAGGCCATGCTTCACCGCAACCGCCCGATCCGCGTGCAGCCCATGCGCCTTCCCGTTGCGCGTCGAGCAACTGGTCGTTGAATGGAACGCCTTGCTGGCACTCCCGAAGTACACCGTCTCGGCCAGCGCCATCCCGGCCAGGATCAATCCCGTCAGTATCGTCTTCATCTTCTGTGTTCACCTTTCTGTCTTCCCGCCGCCCTCAATCGGAGAGCGGTCAATATGATGATACCAGTTAGGAACGCAAGGTTACACCCATTACAAAGATAATTGAAACGATATCGCGTGTGCTACGCTCCACCTCATGGAACCCTCACAGAATCATGGGGATGACGCCAGGCCGGACCTCGAGAAAATTTCTCAGGAAAATAAAGATTCCAACCTGTACCCGCCGCCCGCCAGCGCGCCACCAGCCACCACCGGCCTTCCACCACGGCCCGCTGGCCGCTACTGCACAACCTGCACTCACCCGGCCCGCGATCAGATCGACGCCCTCCTGGTCGCCGGTCAACGCAGCTTCGCTTCCATTGCCGGTGATTTCGGGCTGAACGACTCCAGCCTCCAACGACATGCTCAAGAGCACTTGCCTGCAAGACTGCTTCGTAATCGGGAGGAACTTCAAACCCGTGCGGATGCCGCGTTCGTAAAGCTGGCCGTCACGCAGAGCGTGAACCGCCTACGGCGCATCCAGGGCCGGATGGATCTATTGGAACAGGTGCGGCTCGACCGGGCCGGTGCCGCCGATCCCGGCGTTCCTGGTGACCGCACCGGCCTGATCGTTAAACAGGTGCGGTCGATCCGCACCGGCCAGGAGTCATGGCGCGAAGTGGTCGACGCGCATGTGGACACCGGTCTCCTGGCCGAAGAGAGAATGTTGGAGCGTGCCGCCGCCGTCGAGACGGGTGAGTGGCTCGCGCAAACCGGGAAAGGTGCCTTCGGCGCTGGCGAAGGTGGCCGTGGCCCGTTGGTGGTTGTGCTGGCGACCGGCCTGCAGCCGATCCCCGGCCCCGCCGGGCCCGAAGCCGCGCGGCATCGTATTAGTGATGCACGCCGCCAGCGCACCGCGACCGCCGCAGAAGTCGAGGGAGCGCAGGCCGGTGGCGTTGCGCCACCACTGAACCGGCTCGACATGCTCGACCTGGAGCAAACCCCGGAGTGGGTGCCTGGAGCGCCGGATACCTTAGAAGGTGCATTACCGGGTGCGGTCCAGGGCGACCGGCCCGGCCCCGAAGCTGAGAGCCTCGACTCCGATTGAGTGGTGGCGCTGGCCGGGCTCGACCGCGCCGGCCACCGGCTCGAGTCGCGCTTCCTTTAGAATGAGCGCGTTGCGGCGACCCCCCCCATGCCCGCGAATTCCGGGGCCCCGCGGGTCCAGCCGAAGGGTGTGTTCGCGCATGTGTGAAGTTCAAAAAGCAGGGAGTGGGGAAGAGGTTCGCGTGTGTGTGAAGTCCGGAAAGTGTGGCACCTGGGATGAGGTGTGGGGAAGGGTACGGTACTACAGTAGCTTTCCTCATCTTCTGCGAAGATGAGGTGTGGGAGGGGGAACTGAAACGCTACACCGAAGAAGAAAGAAAACCAGTATATCTGTATACCCCCCCCAACCCCCCAAGGAAAAAAGGGAGCAAACCGCAAAAACGCGCGAGCCTCAAAAACGCCGCGAAGGAGCATTGTATACCACCCGGGCCCGGTTTTGGGTGGGGCCCCCTTTTGAGGGTGGTAGAAGGGATTTTCTACCAGGGAGAAAGAGACCCGCGTTTGAGGGGTACAAGGTGTAGTTTTCGTGACTACAGAGAGAGTGGTGTGTGATAGGCTTGTGGTGTTCGATTTTCAGCATGGGTGCCCTGGTTTATCACTCAAAACCGGGGCATTCTTGCGTTTTGTGGGGCCATCCCGGTCCAGTCCAGGGGTAAGGGCGAAGGGTTCCCTATTGGGGAGCCTGTACTCGTAGACGTTGGACTATTTTCACTGGAGCGCCGCCGGGATTAGTCCACTTCCCATTTTCCCTCCCGTTTTGCGCAAAACTCTTTTACACTGCTTTCTGAGGTGAAACAAGCAGTGGGACGATGCAGAATATGCGGGACGGACCTATCGAAAGACTTATTTGCGTATGTAGCGCAGAAGCCGGTGTGTTGTATATGCACGGCGAAGTATGTGGGCGGGAATTTCTCGCCGGGATGGATCGAGGATGTGCGGATGGCGTTGAATCTGGCTGAGGGCGAGTATTTGGAGCAGGATCAGGCGGCCGAGGCGCGGCGGTTGCTGGGGAGGGCGCGGTGATGAAGCGGGTATGGGTGGAATTGACGTCGACGGACGGGCGAAAGCTGATGTTCCAGGTGGGGAAGATCACGGCGATCAAGGAGGGCGATGGCAAGCTCCAGGCGCCGACGTACATCGAGACGGTGGCTGGCGGATCGGTGGACGAGGATTTGTGGGCGATTCGGGAGCCTTACGAGAAGGTGATCGAGAAGATCTCGAGGGCGGAGTGGGCGACCGGGGAGGGGCACGGGGTATGAAATTCATCCGGCTGGTGAGGGAAGGCGTGGAGGCGGTGGTGTGGTTGCGGGTGGAGGCGATTCTGGCGATCCAGGAGTCCTCTCAGGGGACGCGGGTGGATTTACATGGAGGGCACTCGTATCATGTCAAGGAGACGGTCGAGGAGATTTACGAAGAGATGGAGCGGATGCGGGCTTCGGCCGGCGCGGTGAAGTAAGTAGGAGGTAAGAGATGCCGGAAGATCGCAAGCAGGCTAAGGCGCAGCCTTCGGCCGAGGACCGGCATTTCCGTTTGCCGATTTACCGGGAGCCGATGAGGCCGTCGACGGCGGGGCGGTGGCGTAAGTGGGACCAGTCGACGCCGATGGGGAAGGCGATGGCGCGCGAGCGCGGGCCCGAAGAGATCACCATCAACGACAACGTGCCGCAGGGTAACCCGGACGAGGTGATGGCGCGCAAGGATGAGTACGGGCGCACGTTGCGGCACGAGCTCGCGCATGCGATGCAGGAGCGTGGGGATATTAGTCCGGATGTAAGTGCTTTTGAGATGCCGTGGCGGCGGGAGTTCTGGTCGGACGATTATCATGCGCCTAAGTACCGTAAGAAGCTGGAGGAGGAAGCCGGCCCGGACGAGGCGGATGCGTACACGCTCTCCGGGACGGTGGATCTGAGTAAGTACTTGCCGCAGGATCCCTCGAAGATGAAGGCGCTTAAGCGGAACCAGCTTGAGCAGATGAATAAGCGCGGGCTGGGTAAGTACACCAAGATCTGGGAGCGGGACTGACTTATGGCGGCGGCGGCCTCCTCTTCGCGGGTGAACCTGCATACCTGTCGGAAGGGGCCGGTGTTATTCCGGCATGGCGGGCCGTGCGAGCAGTGCGAGGCGGCGAAGTTACTGACGAAGGTGTTTTTCGGGCCGCGGGAGTGTACGCGGGGGCAGGCCCACTTGTACGATGGGCCGTTCATCGAGGAGCCGAACGGGTTGTGGCAGTCGAAGACGTGTTCGCGGTGCGGCCGCCTGGCGATCACCGACACGGTGTGGGAGTAAGTAAGTTATGACTCAGGAAGAGAAGACGACGGCGCTTGGGAAGGTATTCGCGGCGGTGGAGCCGCTGGGTTACTTAGTGGAGGTCGATGAAGAGACGAGCGCTGTTATTGTCAATTGCTCGACCAAGCACCGGTCGCGCCAGTCGGGGGCGGTGCTTCAGGCGGCGCTGGCGGCGGGCGTCAATATTGTGGGGACCAGGGCCGGGCGGCGCGGCTTTGAGATTGTGGTGGGGTAAGTGAAGATCTCGGAGTTAATGGGGATGTTACGCGACTATGCGGCGCATCATGGCGACCATGAGGTGAAGGTTCTGAACATCGACGCGGGCGCGGAGGACTATGCCACGCTCTTCATCCTCGACCTGTATCCCTCGCACGGCGCGGCGGTGTTACGGGTGGGCGTCCACGGCGATTAGCGTTACTTGAGCGGCCACTCGGCGGGGATCGATCCGGTGGCGGCGACGTTTTCCTGGAGCTTCAGTTTCTGGATGATGTCCCAGCGCTCGCGCCGCTGGGTGAGGATGTTATAGACGTTGGCACCGCCTAACCTCTCGATGGCTAAGTCGCAGGCCGTTTCGAATTCCTCGACCGCGAAGCTGATGTCTCCGTTCACGGGTTCTCTTTTCTCCAGGTGGATCATGATGGCGGCGCGTTTGCCGCAGTCGTTGCAGATGCCGGTTTGCTGGTCGATCGACGGGTGGTAGCAGCACTTCCATTCGCCGGGCTGCGGAGGGAAGGTGAAATCCGGATCGCCGCCGAAGCTCATACTTCCACGCCGTTTTCGTAGATGACGATCGAGTCTTCTAAGATGCGCGGCGAGGGGATATTGAGGCCGGTGCGGGCGTTCTCGTCCTCCTCTTTGATCTTGCGGGGCTGCGCGTAAGCGAGGTACTGGCGGGCCTCCTCGACGGTTTCGAACGACATCGAGACGAGGCATTGGGCGGTGCGGTAGCGGAGGATCACGCAGTTTTTCGAAGGCGCGTAAGTGGCGCTCATAACTTCTCCTCGCAGAAGGTGGGATCGGGCCGGCGCGGCATATGGAGCATTTCCGGAGTGCGCGCGACGTCCACGAGGGCCTTGCCGAGGTCGAGCGCCTGGGCGGTCGAGAGCTTGATGGGAGCGGCGAGCTTCAGTTCGACGAGCCACTCCCCGGAGTCTGTCTTAGCCGTATTGACGGTGTTGATTTCAAGTCCGTAGATTTCCATTCGCGGTTCCTCCTTTTGGTGCGGATGAGCGAGTACTGATTGCGCATGGCGAGGATGCGGTGAGGGCGCTCGGAGCCCGCGCGGCCGCAGGCCCCGCAACTTACACAGCAAAATTCGCTGGTGTCGGGAATGAGTGTTACTTCCCTTTCTGCGCAGACCGGGCACTTGAGGTTAGTAATCATTCCAGGTGGACTCAGGCGGCGCTGCCGGTGTTACCTGCAGCGCGTCCCAGCACTCGGTGCCGGGGTTCCACATCATGGGCGTCTTACAGGTGATGCAGTGGTTAGGCACGCTCAGGGAGGCGAAGGCCGGCGCGTGTCCGAACACTTTGCAGCCGAGTTCCTTGAGAAACTTCATTTCTTTTTCCCTTGCGAGCGGGCATAGTCCATCGCCGCCTTCTGATGCATTTCGAGCAGGCTGAAGTCGGTCTTCGACATCGTGCCGTGGCTCGGGTTGTAGATGTCCACTTCGAGACGCGGTTTCATCACGCCGAGCGGGTCGATGGCTTGCGGCGTGGGATCCGAGTTACGGCAGCCGGGGCAGTGTTCGCTCATAAAACGCTTCCGTGGATGGAGCTGCGGGTCTGATAAAGCTAAGGCTTTGCTCTCCCCTGGCTTCACCGCGCCCCATCCATTCTGAGCGTACCCGTTTCTTTTGCGCAAAACAAGACCTTCGTGTTACGCTCGGGTTGTCGCTTCACCTCGACGTCGAGGGCCGCGGTAGCTGTCGCCAACTGCTGCCACGGTCCTCATCCCGTTTCAAAACGGAAGGTGATGACGAGGTGAAAGATGGCAAAACAGAAACCGAAGGCCGCGCCGGAGATGGAGGATCTGCCCGCGTGGGTGAAGACCTTCCTCGCCGCGCGCTTTGCCGGGGATAAGAAGGCGAAAGAGGATCCGCGCGAGTTTGTGATCCTCGAGCTCTCCCGCGATCAGGCCGCCACGCTGGCCGGGTGTCTGGCTAATTCGCACGCGCAGATGCTCCACATGCTCGACCCGCTGCTCAAGGACATGCCCAACCGGTGCGCGGCGCTGGCGGCGCTCGACATGATCCTTGAAACGGTGGAGCGGGCCGGGGAGATCGCGCGCATGCTGCCCGCTTCGGCTCCGCTCGAACTTTTCTCGATCGTCGAGCGGGACTTGTATGAGAAGATCAACCGGCGCGCCGCCGACAACCAGCACACGCATGCCGACGAGGTCGAAGACCTCACGAAGGTGCATTAATGCTGAGTGCCAGCGACAAGGCATTCTTAAAGGCGATCGGCGTCTCCGAGGACGTCGTCGCTCCGGCTTCGAAGCGCCTCGGCGGCTATCACGCGGTGTACGAGACGTGTCCCGAGTGCGGGGCCAAGCGCCATCGCTTCCTCGACAACGGCATGATCTTCTGTCTTTCCTGCGCGGCGCGCAAGCAGCGGGATCAGGCCCTCCGGGACGCTCAGGTAGCCGCCTTGATTCAGCAGGCATATGACCGGGCAATCGCCCGGGCAGACCAGGACGATGGGCCTATCGTTCACCGGGGCTTCGAGATCCGGCGCATTGAAGGGACCGGCTGGTGTTTCCGCCGGCCCGGGGAGCTCTGGACGAAGGCCCATTCGCGCCGGGATGCCTTAATCAGTATCGAACGGCTCGTGGGGCCGCTCGTCTACGAGGAGCCCTACCCGTTTGTCCCCGCCAATAAGTGCCGCGAGTGCGGCGAGCCGTGCGGGGAGCTACGCTGGTGCGGGCCCTGCGGAAAGGCGAAGTTTTTATGAGAATCAGCGGGGCCGACCAACAGATCGCCGAGTGGCGCGACCGCTACGACGAGATGAAGCACAGCGAACGGATGGCGGTGCGCGCCAACATTGAGCTCCAGAAGGCGATCGGCAAGGAGCGCGATCAGGTGGAGCGGTTGCGCAACGCGCTCTTCGTGCTCAACGCGCGGTTCCATTCGGTCTGCAACTCGATCGGCCCGCATGTGTCGGCTATGTACCTGGAAGATCTGAAAGAAGTGAAAGAACTTCTTTCGGGTGGTACGATCTCCTCGAAGGAGCCAACGCTTTGAGCCCTACTTATCACGAACCCGAGCCCCACGTCTTCCGCGATCCAAACGATCCCAATCTCAATCTCGATCCCAACGCCGATCCCAATCTCCCGTACGATCCGCGAGCCGCCGTGGAGCCGCGCGTGGAGCCGCTCGCCGTCGATCCGCCCACCGCCCAACAGTTGACCGCTTTGCTCGTGGCCATCCGGCGCATCGCGCCGGGGAGCGCGCGGCGCGTCGTCGAAATCATCGACACCTTCGCTCTCCACTATTACCCCGATGGCCTGCCCGAAATTCCCCCCACGGTCGAGCCGCCGCCTATTGAGACGTCCACTTTCAACCTCCTGGCCTCTGATCTCATGGCCCTGATGTCCGGTTTCGCGGTAGTCTATCCCACCGCCGGGGGAACGGTCGAATTCCTGGGGTGCGAGCTCGCCTACACGTTCGGCACGCTTCCCTTTGACGCGCTGGCCGGCACGTTCAGCGTGCGCAGCCAGGGCGGAACCACCATTTCCGATGGCTGCGCGGGAACGGGATTCATCGATCAACTGGTGAGCGGGACCGGGTCGATCGCTCCGCTGGCCGGGCCCTGGAATATCGGCGCCGTCGATGCGCCGCTCGAACTGGCGTACCTGCCGAGCAATATGACGGGCGGCGACGGAACGGTCGAAGTCGTCACCAGCTACCGCAAATGGCCGGCCGGGACCGCTCCCTCCGCGGCCGCTGCCGGATTGTCGATTCCCCCGTTTAAGTTTGGAGTTGCCTAATGCCTGAAGAAACTATCGAAGAAACCGTGCGCGTCGAAGAACGCGAAGTCCTGCCGCCGCCCACCATCGAGGAACTGCACACGTTCCTCCTCAAGGTGCGCGAGGCCGCTTATATCTCCGCGCTCCAGACCGCCGTCCTGATCGACGACTGGATGGAGAAGTACCCGCTGCCGCCGCCGCCCGAAGCCGACGTGGAAGCGGTCTAACCGATTCCGGCCGGCAGGTTCCTTCCGTCGCCGGAGCCAACTATACGAGGCGCGGCATGGTGTCCGGACGACCCGTGCCGCGTCGTTGGCTTTATACTCCCTGGTAAGTGCCGCGTCCGAACAAACCCCACCAACCCCAGCCCGCCGTGCCGCTCACGATGGAGCAGATGGCGCTCCAGATCGGTTCCTACAACCGCACCAAATTCATTTACAACGAGCAACTGATCTGGGAAGCCAACCCAGGCATGCAGGAGCAGATTTTCTATTGGTCGAGCCCGGACGGCGTCGTCTTTTACGACCCGGTCACGCTCGCGCCGCAGGCTCCGGACAAGCGCTACATCTGCGATGAGATTCTCGCAGGCGGGCCGCGCGGCGGCGGCAAAACGAGCGCCGGGATTGCCTGGGCCGCGCTCTACGTCCACAACCCGAAGTACGTGGGCACGCTCCTGCGCCTGAGTAACGAGGCGATGAAAGAGACGATCGAAAAAGCGTGGGCGATCTACCGATTGATGGGGGCCGTGAAGAAGGGCAACCCGGTCTCGTTCCTGTTTCCCACGGGGGCGATGATTTACACCGGCTATCTCAAGGACGAAGCCTCGTTCGAGCAATATCGCGGCCATGAGTATCATAGGGTGGTCATCGAGGAAGCCGAGCAGATCAAAAGCGAGGCTCTCTATGCCGCAATCCTGTCGTCGAATCGCACCACGGTGCCGGGGTTGCGCCCGCAGATCCTGCTGACGGCGAATCCGGACGGGCCCGGCGCGGCCTGGCTGAAAGCCCGGTTTGTGAAAGTGCGGCGCTCCTCTAACGGCGAGTTATTTCCCTACGGTACGCCGATGTACGACCCGCATAGCAGGCGATGCAAGATCTACTTACACGGGCCGCTCAAGGATAATCCGCAATTACTCGCCCAGGATCCGCATTATGCCGACCGCCTGAATGATCCCTCGCACCCGGAGTCCCGGCGCAAGGCGTGGATCGACGGCGACTGGGACATCAGCGCGGGCATGTTCTATCCGTCGTTCCGGCCGCGCGCGATCTCTTCAGAGCTCCAGGATTTTCCCGAGGCGTTTCACGTCATCCCCAGTTACACGATCCCGGGCTGGTGCCATCGCTGGCTGTCGGTCGACTGGGGCCACCAGCACCATTCCGCCGTTTACTGGTATGCGCTCGCGCCGGACAAACGCATCCATGTCGAAGACGAATTAGTGGTGGCTGGTTACGGGGCCGACGAGCTCGGCGCCGAGATCGCGCGGCGCTCGCTTCCCAAGCTCGAGCGGATGAAACAGCCGCGGCTGCGCTGTTACCTGAGCCCGGACGCTTTTCAGGTTCGCGACAAAGACCACATGATCTCGGATCAGATCGCGTACGGCGTCCAGCGCATTCTGGGCCCGGGAAGCTCGCTGATCATGGAGTTCACGCCGCAGGAACTGGCGGTGTCGAAGAGTGACCCGCAGGCGGCGATGAAGATGCGCGAGGACCGCCTCGCGACGGGCGAGATCGAGGGATCGTCGATCTGGTTCACGCGCGCCAACAACTCGCGCGAGGCCGGCTGGGAGTACCTGCGTGGGCTATTCCGCTACCAGCCGCTGCGGCGCAAGGCCGAGCCCGATCACGACTACGCCGACTCCATCCTCAAGAACAAGGGCATCATCGCCTACCAGAAATATATGGCGATGTTCGCCGAGGAGCACAACGAGGTTCTGCCCCGCATCCGCTTCCACGATAAGTGCCAGATCTTAATTGAAACCATTCCCAAGCTGATCTCGGACTACCCCACCAACCCCGAAGACGTCAAGAAGTTCGATAGCTCCGAGACGACGATCGGCGACGACCCCGCCGACTCGCTGCGGTACGGCTGCATGGGCTTCAAAGATTATGAATCGAAGGTGCCCCGGGAGGTGTATATCGAGGAGGAGATCGCGCGGATTGCCAACTCAAACCCGCAAGACCAAGACTTCAATATGAAGATCCTGATCGCCAGGATGGCCCAGGAGCGTTACGATAAGCAAAACAATGCGAGCGAATCTTGTATTTTGATTCGTGACGCTATGCTAGTCCGGAAAGGCCAGATCATCACATGAGCCCATCAATGGACGAAGAGTTAGGAGCGCCGCCGACCTCCCTCGAGGCCCCGCCCGCCCCGCCTACACCGCCGCGATCGACGGCGGCCGGCACCGCACCCAAGCTCGGCATGACGTCGATCTCGCCCGAATCGGTCAACTACACCACCGCCGCCGAGCGGTGCGAAACCTGCGAGCACTTCGATGAAGAGCAGATGTACTGCAACCTGAACAAATTCGACGCCGAGCCCGAAGGCCACTGCGATAAGTTCGAACTGCTCGGTTCCGCCGCTGGCGGCGGCGGCGAGGAGATTCCGGACGAGGAGATGCCCTTCGAGGAAGAGACCGAGCTCCCCGAAGAAGAAGCCGAAGAAGAGTACTAAGCGCGATGCAGCCCGGCTGGTGGTCCTCGCTCCTCATGATGATTCCGGGCGTGCGCGCGGCCTACGCGCTTGCCGAGCAGAAGCGCCTGGAGGCCGCGCACTTCCAGGGACAGATCCTCGCCATGCAATCGCGGCTCGACGCGCTCTCGCTTGAACGCCACGAGCTCACCCGCGAGAAAGACAACGCCTACAAGCTGGTGGTGAATGTGTTCAGCCAGTATGCGTGGGGCATCAAGCAGTTTGAAGAGGTCGGCGGGATGCCGCCGCAGTTTCACCCGCAGGAAGGTGCCGTCGCGCCCGAATCGGTCAACGCCAGCGCAATCGTGGCGAAGCGCTCGGGCCGGGCGATGGAAGAGTTCCTGGCCGCGCACGCAGGGAGCGAATAGATGGCCGAGTACAACGGACGCCCGATCACCCGCTACGGCTCACCGGCCACTAAGTTCAACACGCCGCTTTCCTGGGATGAGGAATTGAAGTTCCAGAAGCACAAAGAAATCTATTCGCCCCACGATTCGGGCGAGGACTACGACGAGCGCGGTGCCTTCCTCTACGGTCAGAAAGCCAACCAGCAACTCAAGCAGCACGGCAACGACCTGTGGAAGAAGACCAACCATCCGACGCAGTCCGACGAGAGCCTCTACGCTGGCTTCGGCCCCGCCGGGAAGTGGCTGGAGCACGGCGGCTACGTGCCGCACGGGGGACTCCTCAAAGCCAAGCTCAAAGACGACATCGCCGCCGCCGACCCGCGTAACCAGCCAACTATGCGGGCGCGGCACGCCTGGGAGATCGACAAGAAGTGATCGCCGACACCGATTCAAAGACAGTGACGACGCCTGCCGACTTCGTCGAGGTCCATGCGGATAAGCTCGGCAAGTGGATCACCGAGGATCTCGACCGGCCGCTCTCGGCGGCGCGCACCGCGCAACTCCTGCGGGCGAAAAGAGCCCTCTACTACTGGGAGGGAAAACAGTATGGGCATCTCAAATACGATTCGCATTTGGGGAGTTTTGATTGGGTGCCGTTCGACTTCAAAGAGGAAGTCCAAAGGGTTTTTGCGAACGTCTACAACATCGTTTTTTCGGACGGCCAGAAGTTCAACAGCTTAGTGGGCCAGCGGAGATTGAACCAGAAAGCGGTCGCCAACGACGCGCAGAATTTCACCCAGACCCAGACGGCGGCGCGGGCCAACACGATGGCGCGGCACTTACTCAGGTATTGGAAGCTGCAGCGCCGGGCTCCGAATGAGATCGCCGAAGTCATGTGGAACACCGGCCCCTGCTTCGGCTTCGTCGATCACGTCATCAATGGCCGGATCCACGGGTTTCACTCCGAGCCGATCTACGAAATCGAACAGGCGCAGGCCCCGGGTGAAGTGGTGTGCAATTACTGCGGCGGCAAGAGCCCGGAGGGCAGCCCCCAGTGCCAGAACTGCATGGCCCCGATCGATCCCACCGCGGCGGTCATTCCCGGGCCGCTGGTCGATCAGCCGGTCCAGAAGGGCGAAATGGAATATGCCAAGGGCATGCCCGAACTGCAGTTGCTCTCCTGCGTCCAGGTGATGGTTCCCAACGAAGCAAAGTGGATCGACGACGACTGCGAGTGGCTCGACTACTCCTACCCGCTCTCGAAGTCGAAGGCCAAACTGGTCCTGCAGCGGCTCAATGCCGCCAAGAAAGATCTGTCGCCGCTCAACGACTGGGATACCGATGAGAACGTGGCCGAAGCGGGCCGCATCCTCGAAGAGATTCAAAATCCCAACGACCGCACCACCGACCGCCCGCAGGAAACGGTGAGCTATGGCAGAAGGTGGCTCAACCCGAAATCGTACGACGGCATGCCGCGCGACATCCGCCGGGCCGCCGAGAAGCTCTACCCGGACGGCTGCCTCATTCACCGGATGGGTGGCCGGCCCGTGGCGGCCGATCCGGCCAAGATGACCGAGCACTGGAGCGTCTGTAAAACGGGCACCAATTGCTATATCAACGGGCCCGGCCTCGTCCAGAACGTGATGGGCCAGCAGGACTCGATCAACAATTTCTGGAACATGGCCGATGAAATAATCATGCGGTCGATCCCGAAGCACATCGTCGACTCGCAGATCTTGAACCCGGAGACCGTGAAGAAATCCGGCACGGTCAACGAGCTCCTCTTCACCAGGACCGGCGGCGTCGATCTCTCGAAGGCGTTCGTGACGATCCCCACGGCCCAGATCCATCAGGCCATGATGCCGGTCGCGGAGATGATGCGCCAGTACACGCGCGAGGCCGACAACATTCAGCCGGCCCTTTTCGGCGGCGGCGACCCGGCTCCGACCTGGCGGCAGGATCAGCAACAAAAAGCCGGGGCGTTGCAGGGATTGCAATTGCCCTTCGAGGGGATGCAGAACTTCGTCAGCGACATTTTGGAGGACGGCATCCGCCTGGGCGCGCGTCACGGCGTGGGCGAGGTATCGGTGCCAACGAGCGGCTTCGGTGAGATCGGCGAGTCGATCGATCTGGCCGATCTCGAGGAAGAGGGCTGGCACATCGAGGCCGCCGACACCGCACCGCAGAGCTTCAACGAGAAGGTAACGAAGTTGTCCGGCCTCTCCCAGGAAGCGCCGCAGCTCGCGCAATCGATCGGCCTGGGGCATCCCATCAACGCCGGCCAAACGAAAGCGTATTTCGGCGTCGACGACTTCTATGCGCCCGGCGAATTCCTGTTCAACATGGTGATGACGCGCATCCAGAAACTCCTCGCCGAGCCATCGCTTCCGCCGCAGATGGACGAGCTCGGCCAGCCCCTGGTCGACCCGATGACCGGGATACCGGCGGTCGAAACCAGTTCGATCCCGATCGATCCTTTCCTCGATCAGGACCATACGACCATCGCCATGATCATTCGCGAATGGTGCATGTCGCCCGCCGGTCAGCAGGCATCCGAAGACCCGGCGCAGTACTTCAATAACGTGAAATTACACGGGCAGGAACAGGACGCCGCGGCGCAGGCGCTGATGATGCAGCAGGCGATGGCGGCGGCCCCGCCGGAAGAATCTGCAGCGCCGCCTGCGTAAAGTCATGTTATAAATGACTCCAATGGAAGATCCGGGTAGCGTTGCCGCAGTTGCGAGCCCAACCGCGACAACGATCAGCGCCGAAATCGATTCGATGTTCGCCGATGCGGCGAGCGAGACGGAAAGCCCTTCCGTTGAGACGACCAGCCCAGCGAGCGAGCCGAACCCGCAAGATTCCACCGTCCAGCCGCCGACTCCTGAGACGTACGAGGCCGCCGAAGAAGAGCCTGCTCCCGCCGAAGAAGCCGCTCCTCCCGCCAAGCCCGCCGTAGAGGCCACGCCTCCGGCGCCGGGCGACGATGAGGCCCCGGGCGAAGAGTACGAGCAGCGCGGCAAGAAATGGATCCGGTATCCGGAAGCCAGAGGCAAGGAGGTCTTTGCGGGCTATCAGGCCGCCAAGACTCTGTCGAAGGAGCTTGGGCTCGACGGGCCCATCACTCCGGACACCATCAAGTCGCTCGCCAGCGACAAGACCGTCCTCGATTCGATCGACTTCGATACGATGAGCGCCGATCCGGCCGAGCAGGCCCGGGCGTTCGCCTACATCTTCAAGACCGCCGAAAAGGCGTTCAAGGGCGGGCACACCGCCTACAACCCGCACGAGACGATGGCCGATGCGCTGCTTCACGCCGCGTCGAAGGCCGCGCCCGAAGTGATCCACGGGCTCGAACAGCGGATCAACGCGCACACCTTCGACAAGCTCTACAAGCAGGCCGTCACCGCCGGACTCGACACCGAGGCAGGCAAGGAGCTCCTCGCTTCGGTGCAGCGCGCCGATCAGGCGCTCACCGGGCAATATCGCAAACGCGCCGAACTGACCAAGCAGCCGGCCGCCGCCGATCCGCTGGCCGCCGAGCGCGCCGATCTGGCCCAGCAGAGGCAGAGCATCGAAGACAAAGAGTACGCTGCGGCCAAGGCCGAGTGGGACCAATGGAACACCGGCACCAAGGCCGCCGTCGAGACCAACGTCTCCGGCGCGATTGCCAAGGCCCTGGAGCCGGTCGCCGCATCTTTAAAGAATTTTCCTGAAACTCGCAAGAACGTGGAAATACGACTTCGCGAGGAACTCAAAAACGTCTTCCTGACCGACCAGCGCTTTGCTGGCGAGCGGGAGCGTTTCTACAAGCAAGCCTCGATTGCCGGGAACGAAAGCATCCGGGATGGTTGGCGAGCGCGTCTCATTCAGCTATACACCTCCAGGGCAGAGCAAGTGCTTCGCGAGAAGGCTCCAGCAATTCTGTCCGAGTCTGCTCTCGCCATCAAGGCGAAAAGCGATAAGACTCACGAGAGGCTCAAAGGTACGCAATCGCTACGTGGAACACCCGCTGGGGGCATCGCCCCTAACGGTGCGACAGCGCCATCTGCAGGCGGCGGGAAGTTTGATTCCCAGTCCTGGGCCAAAGAATTCGACGCCGCTTTCAATTAGACGCCCGCGCGTCCCCCGTGGCCTTTTTTCTGACTCATTAGGAGAAAACTGTGGCCACCGATTTAGTGTTCGCCCAAATGGAAAAAGTTGCTCCGAAGTTGCCTGACTGGTTCGGGCGCTTCGACAACATTGTGAATCTCATCAACTCGAAAGCCGATGTTGAAAAGGTCTCGGAACGCGACTTCCGGGCAACCTACCTGACCACGAATGGTGGTCGCGTGGGAACGTATAACCCCGATGGCGGCGGCCTGGGACTTGGAAGCGCGCAGGAAGGCGGCGTGATGATCACGACCTACTTCCCGTTCAGCTTCAGAGGCCAGATCACCCAGCTTGCCAGCCGCGCCACCGCGGCCGCCGAGCAGAGCCGTTTGCAGGGCTTCAAGAAGCTCCTGAAAACGATGATTCCGGACTTCGCCGACTTCCTGGACCGCGCGTGGCATATGGGTGACGGCACCGCCGTCCTCGGCACCGCCATCTCGTTTTCCACGGTTGCCTCGAAGACCGTTTACGTGATGGACACGACCAACGGCGTCCAGGGCTTCAGGCGCGGAGAGTGGTATCAGGTATACGACTCGGCCCTGGCGGCCCCCAAGGCCGGCGGCCCGTTCAAGCTCCAGTCGATCAACTACCAGACCCGCTCGCTCACTTTCGCGGTGACGATCGCGGGCGCGGCCAACACCGACAAGATCGTGTTCGAAGGCACTTCCGGCGCGACCCCGGCGGGCCTCAAAGGGTTGCTCTATCACAACAACACCGCGACGAGCGGGTCGACTCACGGCGTCAACAGAGCCAATGAGCCCGAGATCCTCGTCAACGTGCGCGACGGCGGCAACTCGGTGCCAACCGTGCAAATGGGCATGCAGATCGCCCACCAGATCATCGAGCGCAGGAAGATCGATCAAGGCACGCCGAACGGCATGATGGCGCTGGTGAATCAAAAACAGCAAGCCAACATCCGTCAGAACGTGATGGACATCGCCAACTACGACTTGACCAACGGCAAGGTCAACGCCGATATCGGTGTGAAGGTCGATATGAAGTTCATGTTTGCGGGGATCCCCGCCACCGTGGACCCGCATCAAGCGACCAATAGAATCGACTATATTGTTCCGAATGACTGGTCTATCGCCGAGATCGACCCAGTTGGCTGGTTCGAAATGAATGGGAATAAGCTCTTCCCCCTCTATGCGTTAGACGGATCTCCAGCCGCCACGGCATGGTTCGCATTATACGTCTTGCGCGACTATTTGTGCCAGAATTTCGGAAACGCCGGAGTGATTTACAACTTGGCGCAGCCGACCTACTAGCACGAAGGACGGGGCCGGTTTATAGCCATTGGCCGGCCCTGTCTATTCAACGACATACGGGGTTTCGTCGAACTACGTCGAACAACCTGGAAAAATCTGGAATGGAACAAAAGCTACTATCTGAGCTCAATGGCCGGCTCGCTATGGAGTTCGGCCGCAACGACTTCGGCGAGAACAACTACAAGTGGAGCCTGACCCAGGATCTGTGGGGCTTCGAGCACAAAGGGCACATGGTTCCCCGCCAGATCCTCACGCCGGGCGGGCCGCTCTGGGCGGTCGAATCTCGCTTTGAGCGCTTCACGGTGGCCGACATCGTGGGGCCGAACCGCTGGGCCCTGTCCAGGTGGCAGCACATGCGGCGCGGCGAGTGGCTCGCCATCTTCGGCGAGACGTGGCCCTGGCCGAACCGCGGCGAATACCACATGGTCGGCTCTCCGATGCCGGACGGCGAGGAGCCGTGCCACAAGTCGACCGAGACGCTGATCTTCCATCTCCGGGTCCATCTGGGGATGACTCTCGAGGACCATGAGCAGGATCTGCTCGTCAGGCTCGAAGAGAAAAAGCGCATCGAAGCCGCTCCGGTGGCCGATGCGATCGACGACGCCATTTTTGCCTTTGAGCATCTCCCCGGGGCCAAAGACAACGTATCGCTGCCGACCGCCGCCTTCCGGGAGAACTACAAGGAGACACCCGTTGAGTAAGACCATCGTTTCGATTTGGCCGATGCAGGAGAGTACGTACCGGCCCCTGCACATCGCGAAGAATCCTGGCGACACGAACACGTTCATTCTCCAGGCGGGCTCGGTCGAGAGCCCGTTCCTGTTGAAAATCCCGGATTTTGACACGTACATTTACATGGGCAAAGGGATCCACCAGACGATCAACATCCCTTCCTACGAGACCGCCAACGATCTGGTGCGCCACTGGCGCGATTCGAAGAACTCTCCTGAAGACGGCGGCCTCCCCGGCATCTGGGTCTCGCCGGTCGACAATCCGACCATCGAGCAGGTTCTCTCTTCAGCGGAGCTCGACGAATTCCAAGACAAGCAGATGATGTTCGCGTCATCGAAGGTGCGCGAGGCCCGGCTCTTCGCGGCCCAGATGGAATGGCGGAACATCACCAAACTGCATTTGTTTATGGGCAAGCTCCTCAACATCCAGGGCGAGCCCTGGCAGGACTTCGATGCCCGCGCCAAGGTCGGTAAGGTGCGGTGCCCGTACTGCGACTCGCCCATCACGATGGGCGTAGCGGTGTGCTCGGTTTGCCGCGAGGTGACCGACATCGAGAAGTACAATCTAATTCGAACGGCGCAGAACCTTCCACCGAAGGTGATTGCCGCCGCGCCGAAGCCGAGCTAAAGGAAGACCAATGGCCATTCCCACTGTCGAACAAGCGATCGAAGAGGCGGCCTTCCATCTCGGCGATTCCAAGAAGCGCCGGTTCACCATACCGGATCTTCAGTTCGCGGTGGGGCTGGCCTGGCGTGAGCTCATCGACGAGATGACATTGTGCCAGGACGCGGCGGTCGAGCTGCAGGCGCTCTACGTGCTGGCGGCCGGGACGCTGACGCTGACGCCCGCGACCGCCGGGATCTCGAATTTCGGGCAACTGCTGCGCCTGGAAGAGCGCCCGCAGGGTTCCACGAACGTGTCGTTCTTCCCGGTCCAATACACCGAGACCATTTCGCTGCCCTGGTCTCCCACGCACCGGGTCATCTATTACACTTGGCGCTCGCAGACCTTCGGCTTTCCGCCGGCCACCGGGCCCGTCGAGCTCCGCATCACCTATCTGCATAGCGGAGAGAATCCGACGACCGGGCCGCTGGGCATCGACAACTGCCTCACTGTCGTTGGCAAGCTGGCCGCCGCGTACGCGGGCCCGCCCAAGGGCCTCTCGGGCATCCCCAAGCAGATGCGCGACGAGGTTTATAAAGACCCGAACCACATGCAGACGCTGATCCAACCGCACATGCGCGAGCAGCAGGAGCGGCGGGTTCAACCTGCCGCGTACGCTGTCGGCAGCAACCGGCGCCGCCCCCGCGGCTTTTACCCCAATTTTGGACCGTAGTAAGTTTTCGATACTGGAGAAAATGGAGAACCCATGTCCTTTACCACTGAGAAGATTCCCGGCACGCCCCTCTATAAGTCGCGCACGCCGCAGATCGCGCAGGGCAACCTGCTCCTGGCCGACCTGAATACCGGCCTCACCATCGTGGCCCCGGCTGGCCGCATCATTCAGTTGACCGGGTTCCTGTTTCACATGAACGGCACCTTCGGCGGCCTCACTGATCTGCGGCTGCAGACCACCGAGACTCCGACTCCCACGCCGCTGGTCACCATCGTCGCGGCCAACATGGGAGACACGATTACGCACACCGAGGTATTCGGCACCAACGTGAAGGCCCCGGCGTATTGGCTCCCTATCAAAGGGACCGGTCTGCAGATCGTCAAGACCGGTGCGCCCGCGACCGGCGGCACCTCGATCGATTACGCGATTCACTACGTCTTCGAGGGCTAACGATTGAGCCTCGCCGAACTCAAGCAGCGCGCGGTAGCCGACCTCCGGGGCTCGTGGACGCGAGCCCGCACGGAGCCCAGCGCGGATGTCAATCGCTCGCGCGCTCAGAACACCTACCTCACCAACCGGGCCTCGAACGCCATCAACGTGCGCTTTGACGGTGGCCGCATTATCGGGCGCGACGGGCTGATCCCCGATGACATGGCCACCGGCAAGATGACCATGCTGTACCAGTGGCTGGCCTATGGAACCTCCCTCGGCCAGGCGGGCCCGGGTGTGCCGACCAACTTCCTGGTCACTTTCGAGAATGGCGAGATCCGGGTGCGCGACCTCTACTTCCGGGTCCAGAAGTTTACCGCCGCGGCCATCGCTGGTGCCTACGGAGCGACCGTCGTCGAAGCCGCCGACCGGCTCTACATTTCGACATACAAAAGCGACTTCACGGGCGCGAGCGAAGTTCGTATCCTTTATCCGACCGCCACCACCGGCTACATCGACAAAGCCTTCATGGGGCCGATGACAAACGTGCCCACGCTCACTGAGCCCTACGCGGGCCTGATCACAGCGGGCGCGCACAAGTGGGGCTACATCGTCACCTCGCGCTCCGGCTCGCAGTTGCTGCCCTCGCCCTGGCTGACCAACGCAATCTTCAACCCGGTCACGTTCACCTCAGCCCCCTCGAAGACGATCCAGGTGACCATCCACGGGCCTTGGCCCCAGGACGCGGCCTACGTGTCGGCGATCATGACTACCATCGAGAATCCCGAGAAGTTCTTCATCGTGCCCGGCACCGAGGCCGCCGTGCAGGGCGGTTCGAACATGACGGTGGATTTGTACTGCTCGATCGACGACCAGACGCTCGAGGCGTCCGGGACAGAGATCCTCGACAACTTCGATTACATGACGCAGGGCATCCAAGGAACCGGCCCGTTCTCGCCGTTCAACCTCGCGCAACTGGGCCGGCGCATCGCGTACTTTGTCGGCAACAAGGTCTACATCTCCGATCAAAACGATTATGAGCGGGTGACCGAGGCCCAGCACGTCCTGCAGGTTCCCGGGCAGCGGTGGCTCGTGACCGCCGCGCATATAAGAGGAGTCAATTACTTTTTCGGCCCGAAATGGACCTATGCCTGCGTCGACAACGAAGACGTCCCGGTGATGTGGCAGGAGCCCTATAGTGTGTCGCAGTCCTTGGGCTCGACCGCCATCCACGGCGTGTGCGCCACCACTACCGGCGACATGGCCTGGGTGGCCAACGAGTACGGGCTCTGGAACTTTCACGGTGCCTACGACGCCATTCCGGTGAGCGACATGAACGAGCCGGAATGGAAGCGCATCAATTGGGGCCTCGCGCAGACCACGCTCTGGATCGTCGACGACCCGATCGCCCAGCACGTCTGCGTCTACGCGCCGCTCGACGGAGCCACCCAGAACACGCACCGGCTGACATGGTCCTACTCAAGAGGGCGCGGCCCCACCGAGGTCGACTTCTCGCTCGACACGATCCCGGCCGCTTCGGCGGCGATGGTGCGCGAGACCACCAGCCAGCGCTCGCGCAAGTGGCACGGCCCGAACGCCGCCACGCCGATTCTGATCGAGACCATCGACGCGCTCGACGACAACGGCGTGCCGATCGTTTCGGTCTGGGAATCGGGCGAGGTTTTCAAGCGCAGAAACGTGGCAAGCTCGATCGACATGAAGATTCATGCCGTGGAAGCGAAGGTCAAAGGAGTGGGCATCCTGCGCTCGCGCGTGTACGAGGCCAGCCGCAACATCTACGAGGATCTTGCCACCGAAGTGCTTCAGGAGCTCCCCCGCGATGCGATCGAAATGGGCTGCGACGTGATGAGCCACGATGCCACCGTGGAGTTCAAGACGAGCGGGCTCGGCGAGCGCATGGACATCAACGACTTCACGCTTTTCTACGTGCCGTGGCTCACCAACCGATAGATAATCGAGCATGGCCGACAAGCTCTCGCTGACGAGCATCCGCCCGGATGTCAATTCCATTCGCACGCGCGGGACGTTCGAGTTGACCGCCGAAGCCCTCGACCGGATCGACGGCAACTTGGTCCGGATTACGAACTTTGTCAACGCAATCGATGTCAGCCCCGCCGTCATCGAAGCGCCGCCGGTCGAGCCGCCGCCGGAGGGCGCCATCATGATCCGCGTGGCGTACGAAAGTCTCTAAGATGCCAGGAGAAGTTTATTACGTCGATACGCTCACCAGAACCCTCGAGGGGAAGCTCGGCGAGCGCCTCTCTGTCCTCGATGTATCGCCCACGGCGGGCAAGGGCACGCTCGACGAGGCACCGGTATTCCTAAAGGCGTACAACTCCAAAATCACCAAAGGCGGCGGCGCGATCCATGTGCCCGGCACGGTGGGAGCCGGTTATCGTCTCTCTGTGCCGCTGGTCCTCAACGGCACTGTGGCGATCGAATTTGTGGGCGAGGGCCGCGCGTCGAAGATCTTCCGCGGAGCCGCCATGCCTGCGGGTAAGGGCGTGTTCGATTTCACTGGTGCCAAGAACATCACCTTCCGCAAGCTCCTCTTTGACGGCAGCGTCACCACCTCGACCAAGCTCGATTACTCCGCTTTCGGGAGTGACCCGGCCCATCCTTCGCTCACCCTCAACTCGATGTTCTGGCTGCGCGGTGCCGAGAACATCACCTTCGAGGATTGCGACTTCGAACACACAGGCGGCTACAGCCACTACCTCGACGCCCGCTTCTCCCGAGTGAAAGGCGTCCGGTTCATCAACTGCCGGTGGACGAACAACCGCCCGCACACGTTCGGCACGGGTGCCGACCTCGACTACGGGAGCGCCACCGGAGGCATCCTCTACCAGAACCAGGGCACGGGGGCGAGCCGGGTGGAGGATCTGACGGTGCGCGGCTGCAAGTTCGCGCGCGGCACCGGGCGAGGCGTCTGGGGACACGGCTACGGCCTGGACACGCTGCACGCCAGGATTCACATCGACCACAACAGCTTCGAGGACTACGGGCTCAACGGCATCCTGTTCGGCAACACGATCGGCGGAAGCGCGATCGGCAACAGCTTCCGGCGGATTGGCTATATCTGCCCGGACGACACTGCCCCGAGCGTGCCGAAGTGGCACCCGGGCAATAAGCCCGCCGCGATCGGAGGCTATGGCGTCACCAAGCTGGTCCCTTACACCGGCAATGATTTCGTCTCGATCAACGGCGCGGCGATCAACGCTGACGGTTATTGCTACGGCGCGATCTCCGGCAACGCCATTCGCGTTCCACGCGCGGGGGAGCCGGAATATACCGAGGATTTGATCGCCTCCTCCGGCGCCGGCCAGGGAATCATTCTCGCGAACGGGTCCGATCGCGAGGGCGCTTCGGGCGTCACGATCACCGGCAACAGTTGCGACAACCTGAGCGGCACGGCGATCGGTCTCTATTCTGCGCGGCGCTGCTACGCCTCAGGGAACCTCATCGTCGTTGTCACCACTACTCCGGTGGGCGCTCCTATCGTGATCGGGGGCCTCGGTGCCGGGTCCAATCAGAACGCCACCGATAACCTCGTCACCGAAAACATGATTCACTATTCGCCTGCGACCAAACAGGCGGCGATCGTGGAAGACGACCAGTTCCGGGCGTTCACGCCCACGGACGCAAATAGCGTCGTCAAAAACCGCATCATTGGCAACGAGTGGGTCTTTGAGTTTAAGCGCGCCCCGCTATCGAATAGCAACACGGGCATCCATTTCACAACGAACACCTCGACCGACACCCAGAGCAGGCACGGCATCCAGCGCGAGGGCCAAGCGTCTGACTCAAGTTCGGCGCTGCGCGTCTATGTGCAGGACGGCGGCGC